TATGGTCTACAAAGTTATAGCAGAATAGATAATGATGTGTTATCTCTTGCTGCTATTGAACCTGGAGATTGGAAAAGATTTAGTGAAATAGTTCCACATGACATAGATGTTGAATTGAACTTGAGTTGTCCGAATATTGAACACTTTGAAAATTATACACAAGGAATTGACAAGTTTTTAAATGATGAAAGAAAAGTGATTGCAAAACTTTCTCCTCATACTACAAAGAATGCATTAGATGATTTAATACAGATGGGATTTCGTAGTTTTCATTTCTGTAATACATTACCAACTGATAATGGAGGTAAAAGCGGAAAAGATTTAATTCCTTATGTTGAAAAACTGATTCGATATTTCAATGAGTTGATAACCTATAAACATAATTTACCTGCATATCATTTTGAAATTATTGCTGGTGGAGGAATCACTTCAATTGAAAATATATTATCATATCAAAATCTAGGCGCAAATAGTTATTCTCTTGGAACGATTTGTTTTAATCCTATAAAGTATTTAAAATTAATTAGGTCTTATCGGAATTCTTTTTACGTCCTTGACAATGAGCCCGTTGACTGAATCCTTTTGGATTATTACAGTCAATGGACTTTTTGTATTTTTCAGTCCATTTTTCTGAAAGATAAATGCAAAAATCTTTATAGGTTTTCATTTTTGAGTTTTATAATTATGCATACGATTGTACAAATGTTTCTCACCATTTGATGTGAGTTTTCTTCTGAAAACATTAAATATTATATAATTATATTGCTCGTCTAATTTATTTTTTCTTTCTTCTTCCGTTTCTTTTTCTAATTGCTTAAAGAATTCAGAACCCAAATCTTTGAAATAATCATTCACTATTATATCTATAACTCTTATTTCAAATTTAGGGTCTTTACTAAAATCAGTAATTGATTTAGTAGAATTATTCATAAAGTATCCTTTAATTCCATCTGGTTGGTCGCTCTTCAATATTTTTTCAAATGCTTCCAAGTCTTTAGAATCTCCAAAATATTTTGCACTGCCAGGCCAAATATCAATTGCAGCTAGTTGTAGTTTTAAGGGAACTTCTTTTTTAAGCTCATACCATTTGTTTACCCATGTAACTATCTTTCCTGAACCTAATTTGATTTCATTTGCTTTTTTCATTGCAAATATAAGTGAATCTACATCTAATTTAGATTTTTCAAGTTCTAGTAATACTTTCACTTGTAAAGGATCTTCTATGAATGCCCACTTATAAAAATAATTTAAAAACTTTTCATCATCAGTATAATGATGCATTCCAACTACCGCTTCTGGATGTTTTTTAATTACCTCTTCTAAAACATCTCTATCTAACTTAACCTTATAATCATTACATGCTTTATAGAAAGTACTTATTCTTGAATGTAATACCGAATTTCCCTTTGCAGTTAATTCTTTATCTTCGTTATCTGGGTCATTATATTCAAAGTTTAGATTCCTATAACGGTTTTCAATAATTTCGTTTATAATAAATTCAACCTTTTCTTTTTTTGAATCAAGTTTTTTGTAATCAATGGCATGTGGTGTTTTATTTTTATATGACTTATTGTCAATGATATCTACAACATCATATCCTCTTCTAGATAAAAATACTGCTTGAACCGGTTCTGCTTGATGTATAATTCCATGACCTCTACGGTCCGCTATAGAATCATATCCAGTATTCACCAATAAATTAGCCCAAGCATTTGCATATGGATTTGCTATACTTTTATCCTTTTTTTCTTCAGATGGATTTATAACATTTGCAGTTACAATATCAGTACCAGAAGTATACTCCACATAATTAAACCAATCATTCTTTATCGTTATAGAAACTTTTTGTTCTTTTTGTGGATCTAGATAGTCTTCAAATTCATCAATCTCCATTCCCTTTTTCCAATTCTTACTACCTTCGGTTGATTTTTTATCAGGAACTATAAAATAAAATGCATAAACTTTGGGTAATGTTCCTATTCGGAAATATAACTCTATACCTCTCTTTGTGTTCTTTTTTTCAAAATCAAGTTTCTTTGTGTTCTTTTTTTCAAAATCAAGTTTTTTAACCATTCCCGCATGTGCAATTAAAGCACCAAGCAATCTTGAAGCATTCCAAAATTGTCCTCCATCACTTTTATTACTTGACCTATGCATTCCATACCCAATAACTGAACCAACAATCAGCCACATTAACATTTCATTTTTTACACCAAGTGTTTTCATTAGTTTTGGCACAGCATATAAAGTCATCTTTTTTACATCACCAGCTAAATTACCCCGTGAATAAGAACGACCTTCACCAATCTCATTTATAAACTTTCCTTTTCTTCTTAAAATTGCAATTTTCGGCATACCCTCTACGAATGGTACATCAAATCTTTTAAACCTTCTGGCAGACGGTCCTGCATACATATCGTAGACTTCTGCAATAGGATATGTGTAGATTCCATTTGGAGTATTATACTTACTCTTAGTGTTAAGACCGACTTGCGCAGTTAGTACTCCACTCTTACCAGTTTCGGTGAAATCCTTTGCATTGCTTATGAATGATATGAAGATATCATTGTCATCTTTATATTTTTCCAATCTTTCAACTGGCGGTTTTTTAGGATTCAGTTCTTCACCAGTTTTTTTAGAAATTGGATTTCTTCTTGCTTCTGTTAAAAATGTTCTAAATGTTTTCATAATACTAAAAAGATTTTTTGATAAATAGTGTTATTGGTTATGTTATATTTATAATTTTTAATAGGAGTATATTTATGCCAAGCTATGATTATCACTGTGAAACATGTGGTCAAGACTTTGAAATCTATATGCCAATTTCAAAACGTCATGAACCTATAAATGATAGTTGTGAACGAAATGATTGCTCTCTTAAACTATCTGTATCCTCACCAAAAATAGGATATGATAGTTATACATTAGGTGGTAAAAAGCCTGATGAAGGATTTAGAGATAAATTAAGAGAGTGGAAAAGGAACATTCCTGGTAATACTATAAACGTAGATTAACAAAGGAGGTTTCGCATAGAAAAAAGAAATTAACTCGCTCAGGTCATTTATTCTGAGTGAGTGAATAGACCTGAGTAATTCTTGTTTAAAACATTACGGAGTTACTTATGTCAAGAAAAAAGACACAAGCCTCAAGTCCCAACAATGGATTGCAATTAAGAGAAATTGAACCTATGACTCTTGCTCAAGGTGAACTATTTGATGCCTTTTATGAAGGTTATCATGTAGTTGCTATGGGTACAGCGGGAACAGGTAAATCATTCCTTTCAATTTACCTTGGACTTGAAGCGGTGTTTGACCCACAATCTCCCTATAAAAAAGTTCTCGTATGTAGGTCCTGTGTGCCTTCTAGAGACATTGGATTTTTGCCTGGTTCGGAAGAAGAGAAAATCTCTGTATACAAAAGACCATACCAATCAATCGTGCAAGAACTATTTAAGAGAGATGATGCTTGGGAAATTCTTGAAAAGAAGGGAGTAGTAGATTTCTGTTCTACTTCTTTTTTAAGAGGAACAACTATAGATAATACAATTATCTTTGTTGATGAAATTCAAAACTTGGCTTACAACGAAATTCATAACGTAGTTACTCGCATAGGAAAAGATTCAGCTTTAGTTTTAGCAGGAGACTTCAACCAAATGGATTTGGATACAGAAGAAAGTGGAGTCCGAGATTTCTTTGAAATCGCAAAGAAAATTCAAGGATTTAAAATCATTGCCTTTCAAGAAAGGGATATAGTTCGCAATGATTTTATCAAAGAATATATAATCGCAAAGAATGCGTATGAGAAAGAAAAGAAAGAACGTAAGTTATACAATGGTCATGCGGTAAAAAGAGAGCCATTCAACAATATAATTGTTGCTGGTCAACGTTACGCAATTGAAGCAACCCCTATAAATTAATCTAAATATATCAAGGATAGGGGGATATAAACATCCCCCGAATTTAGAGAGTTTAAATGCAAGAATACGAAAACATTTTAAATGATTTTTTGAGTTTTTGCGAAAGTAAGAAATATAAAATTGTAGGTGTAGATAGACTTTTTGAAAAGGAAGATTATAATTCAGACGGTGATATCTTAGCAAGAGTAGCATTATATAATCATGTGCCAATTTTAATTGAAGTGTACAACACGGATTCTATTGGATTGTTTTTCAATCTATTTGAATGTGATCCTTTTTCAGCAAGTTTATTTACAAGAGAATTTTTAGAAAGAGAAGTCGATATCATATCTGCATTTGTAGAAATGAAAGACCAAGAAGGTAAGCTAACTCATTTATTATTCGGTGAGGATGCTGTTGAACAATATACCAAAGAAAAACAGACGAAATCAGAAATATTATCATCCTTAATAAATTAAAATGAAAGTATTACTAGAAGGTATTAAAAAGAATCAAATTGATCAAGTAATGAAAAACGATGACTTTAAAGTCGGAATCGAATTTGAATTCTACAATGAAAAATTTTTAACTGCTACAAATCGTCCAAACCCAAATGAAACATTATTACTTGGACTGTTTGTAGATGTTATCAATGGTGTGAAAAAACAGAATCGAAATATTTTAAATAACAATCGTAATAACAATAAAAAAAATTCAATTATCAAACCTTCGGATGTGATTGGTGATTTTGAGTTTAAAGATTTAAAAATATTGAAGAATTTCTTCAAAAAAAATGGTATTGATTTACCAGAACTAATAGATTTAATTTATTTCTATACAACTTCTGCGGGAAAAGCACTTCCTCAGTTGTATAAAGATGGTGAGTATAGAAAAAATGTATATGATAAGTATGCTAAAAACAAAAGAATGCTTGATAAATTTATGAATATTCTGAATGAAAAAACTTCTGGTGACGTTTCATTTAGTGATGTTCGTAAATTTTATAAGAACGAAAGCAATCTTCCTTCTATAATTAAAAATCCAAACATCGGTCCAACAGCAAAGGCAACATCAGATAGATGGGGAATCACTACGGATGCATCTGTTCCTTCTGTATTGGGAGGTATTGAATTTATCAGTCCACCAATGAGACCGATAGAAGCATTAAATGCAACAAATGAAATGTTTCGTTATATCAAAATGAATGGAAACACACAATCATATCACGATGATTCAGATGAGTATAAAGATGAAGAAAGAGTTGTTCAATGCGGTGTGCATATCAACATATCATATAATCCAGAAAGAATGAAAAAGTTTGACCCGTTGAAGTTTGTACTTTTTGCAAATGATTCTCAAGTAGAACAAGAAAAAATATTTGGTGATAGAAAAGATGCTGCTTGGATAGGTAATGTTCTGGAAAAATTAACTGATAAATTAGAATGGATGTCAACAACTTTAGATGATAAATCTAGAGAAAACGCTTTTAAAAATTATGTGTTAGACAAAATGAGCTTTGGAACTAAGTTTCTACAAAGTACTTTACGATTACTTGATAAGTATGCGAATATCAATCTTACACATATTAAACACAATAATCACACCATACGTAGAGCAAGTTCAGAACGCATTGAGATTCGTTATTTTGGTGGTGAAGGATATGAGGATAAAATTATTACGTTCAGAAGAATTTTAGGTGAATTATTATATGCTTTTGATGTAGCAACAGACCCAGAAAAAGAAAGAGAAAAATACTATAAAAAAGTATATAAATTATTATCTGTTATCAAACCATCAAAGAAAACAAAAAAACCTACTGGTGACAAAATTAAGATATAAATTGATTGCATAGGAGATATGAACTGTGAATAACAATTTGACAGAACAGAATAGTTGGAAAGTTTTATTTTATGAAAACGCAGATGAGTTTTATGAAGGGTATCTATTTGGTTCAAAAGAAGATGCATTGAAAGCGGCACTTGAATTTTGCAAACAAATGAGTCCTAAAAAAAGATCAGAACTTATTAAAGTAAATGCCGATAAGCTTGTTTTGGGAGCAAGAAATTCAACAGAATATGTTGTTATCAAACCACCAGAGACAAAACCATCAGAAAGATTAAAGAAAAAACGAATGCAACGGTGATAAATTTAATAGATAAAATCTGTTTGAATGTTATAAATAAATAAGAAGCATTCTAATCATCTCAAATAAACGGATTTCGGACAATCATGAGTAATATACCACTACTATTATTAAGCAATACTTTTGGTGAATGGTTAATAACGGTTAATAATTTATTATCAGAATATAATGATTCTACATCAAATGGAGTATCAAATACTTTAGCTATCTATGATGGAAATGGCTCTTTATCATTTAATCAATTAAGTGTGAATGACCTGCAAATAAATTCAGGTCCAACAATAGATACCATACGTACAAATTATCTACAAAATAATGATACATCCATTGCAACTACTAAAGCTACTCTTGATTTATTGCGTGGTACAACTTCAGTGCTTGTTCCCATCAAAGCAAAATCACTAACTTTAGGTAGTGTAACAGCAGATAGCATTCTCACTAGTTTCAATTCAACTTCAACTAATTCATTAGTTACTTCACAATCTGTATACAATTTACTCACAGGAACAACAACCTTAAATCTTCCATTAAAAGCAGACTCTATTCAATTGGGTTCTGGTCCTGTTATATCAAATGTGAATAAAAATTTCAACTCATTTAATGATACCAGTGTAGTAACATCAAATGCAGTTATGAATCTACTTACAGGTTCAGCGATTTTGAATATGAATCTTGCATCACTAAAGTTGAATTCAGGAACGCAAGTAAACAAAATAGCTACTGATTTTAATAGTGTTGATGACACAACATTAGTTACTGCAAAAGCAGTTTATAATCTATTTGGTGGTATTGACAATGATATTGGAACAATTGAAGGAAGGAGTATAGATTTAGGCTCTGCATATATTGCAAATAATTTTGCTGAAGATTTTAGCAGAATAGATGTTTATTCTCTTGCGTCTACTTTTGCAGTTCATGATTATCTTTCAAGTGGTAACTATTCGTTGAATATTGTTGCCAACACGGCTACACTGGATGTTGCACAAATAAATGATGTTTTAGCATCTAATGTGAGCGCAGAACTTTTGACACTGAATAATTATTCTGTAACTGATATTGAATCAGATTTTTCAATTATTGATGATCATCGACTAGTCACTGCAAATGCCATCTACAATATGCTAACAACTGGTAATTTAGCAGTGAATGCAGTTCTAGCAAATACAAGTATTGTTGAATTAGAAATTGGCGGACATTCTGTAAATGCAATATCTAATGTATTGGATGCTGCAAACACAAATAACTTTACCCTTGGAACAACACAAGGAATTTACGATTTGTTATCGGGTGGTGTATCTACTGTTCCACCACTTCCAATTTCTGCAAATTCATTTTCATTTCCAAACGGTGCTGGAAATACAACAGTAAATTCTATAGCTACAAATTTCTCTACTGTAAACGATAATAGTTTAGTCACTGCAAATGCAGTTTACAATTTACTGACAGATGGTCAAGTTTCATTAGCAGTTGATTTTGATTCAATTGAACTCACAAATGGTATCACTGTAAATGCGATATCTACAACTATTTCTGGAAGCGCAATCAATCATCACACACTAGGAACTACACAAGCCATCAGTGATGCGATTACAAATGGAACTGGAACTATCAGAGTGAGCCTTGTTGAAACGAATGATTTTTACACATATCAAGGAAGTGTAGGTAATTTACCATTTGGACAGTCTGTGAGTCAAGGCTTTTCTAGTTTAAATAACATAGGAAATTTTGTAAGTCCTTACCTTTATACCGCAGCAATTGAATCTTATGATAGAAGAGGTGAGATTTCAAGTTCTGGTATTCTATTAAGTCCAAATGCAACAACTACAACTGGTGGTACAGTACCTGCAGACTCATTAGGATTGTATACAGATGGTGTGCTTAGATTACACATACAAAATGATGGCACACTAAATGCATATGATAATGATTTTGTAACTACAGGAAATATAAGTAGTACCACTAGTGATGCACATGTCGCAACACTCACAGGAAATACAACTTCAACTGGACAATTAGTTTTACACTGTGAGGTAAACACACACGGTCAAACAATAGTACCTCAACCTCACTCTGCTGGTGTAACAAATATTCTTACATTGCCAGCTGGCTCAAATCAAGAAATTGTTGGTACAACATCTACACAAACACTATCAAATAAAACACTCACTGATACTTTAATAAGTGGTCATCTCACACCTACTGCTGATGTGACTTACGATCTTGGTAGTGCAAACAATAGATTTAGAGACATATATCTTTCATCATCATCTATTTGGTTGGGAGATGAGATTAAGCTTGACACTTCATCAGGTACTGCAAAATTTAAAAAACGTGATACAAATGTTTTACCAAATATAATTAATCTTATAGGTGGAAATTCTGCAAATGCAATATCTCATGTAAATACTACATTTAATTACAATCCAGCAAAAACTACATTATCTGAATTAACCTCTAATGATTTACTGAGTTATCTTAAAACATTTAATAATTACCAAACTGCTACTCTTTATGATTTATTTCCTGCAGAAGGTTCGGTATATTATAATGAATTAGATTATTCAGAGATACTATATCAAACAACTGCTGGAACAATTGCTGATACCGTAAATCAAGATAGCAACTTAGTTTTAGTAGATTATAAAGAATCCAATAAAGTTATATTGAAAAATCCAACTGGAAATATAACTTTATTAGTTGATAATGTTACTGATGCGGAAGGTATTTCTTTAGACATTGTTGCGCATGTATTACAAAACACCGTAGCATATGATATTACTACTTTAAATATTAATGGAAACAATGCGGTACAACTTACGTCATCTGGAGCAAATACCACTCCAAATGCATTGAATACTTTTGATGTGAAAGCGGTTTATTTGAACAACAATTGGTATGCTACTGTCTTGGTGAGATAATATCTTCTGAAAAAACAAACAAAAAAAGCCGAGGTTTTTACACCTCGGCTTTTTTATTTACTTACATTGACAAGTATCACTTGTGCAATCTTCACAATTACATTCTCCACATTTACAATCCTCACATTTACAGTTTGGATTATTACACATGGAATTCTCCTTATTAAAACTGAATACTGATCTTCAAGTCTTCAGTTTGGTTTTGTGAACGAGAAACCATACTTCTGTTTTCTACATAAAGAATCTGTCCAGAACCCGGCATCATGCCTGGAGTAGTTGCTGTATTTGAGCTTGTTGTATAAGCAAATACATTGTCACTTTGAACAGAGTGTAATGTTAGTGATTCTACTTTCATATCACCACCATTTAATACAGTCAAGAAGTCTTTTCTTGGCTTGATTACACGTATTCTTTGTGCAACAGTGTCATGGTCTACTAATTTAGCAGTTGCAATCATTTCACCCGGAGCATATACTCTAGAAGTAGTTACTGAATTAATATTTCCACTGTTGGCATAAAATGCAACAATCATATCTGGCTCAAAGAAAATTTCATTTGCAGTATTACTACTTTGAGCAGAATCATTTGCTAAATTGATTCTATAGCACTGGTCTGTTTTAAATTCTCTAAACAATTCATTATAAGTAGTAGTTACACCGGGTTGACTTAACCATAATTCATTTAAATCTGATTTAGAATCATATGAAAGTGGATTCTTTAGAATTCCAATCTTTCTAAATTCGTTACCAACAGTAAATTCATCAGATTCTGTACCTTCAAATCTAGCATTAATCATAACATTGAATCCACCTAATTCTGATACAGGGTCAAATCCATGACCACCAACGGGAGGAATACATGCATGAACTTTAGCGGCATTTGCTGGTCCATTCAACGGTCCAGTTGGTGCATATCCAGCCGCACTAACATCTGGCATTACTTTAGTACTATCAATTCGATAATTATATCTACCAGGATTTGTTACTCTTGTGTCAATAATTCTACCAGATGAATTTGCTAGATAATTTCTTGTTGTAGAGTCAAACAATGGCTCAACAATTCCATAAGCATAAAATCCATCAATAGGATCTGTGATGTTTGTGCTTTGATGATTTGGCTCAATATGAATTCTAGGATGAACTTCTATAATAGTGCTATCGGTGGTAGCAGAAACTAATGAATTTGGCAGCCCTGTTACTCCAGAGATAGAGGTTCCTATTAATTGAGGCACAACATTTGCATCAATTGTGAACACTAAAGTGTTTATATTACGTTGAACACCTGATATAGGGAACACATATTTTTTAAATGTTTCCAAATTGGTATTATTTGATGATTTAATAACAACACCATAATCAGCGAAGACTTCATTAATGTGTGATGCATCTACCGCTTCTCCAGCTTTTCCAGTAGTGAAATCAAAAATATTATATGGATATGGTTTTGTTACATCTGCATTAGCATATGTTGCTGCTACATTAACATCTGGCCAATCACAAGCAATGATATTAGCGATGTCCACTGTGAATGTAAGTGTGTTTGCGGCTCCACCTTGATAATTTACAGTACTTTCGCTGAATCCCATTTGATAATAACCATCACCACCAGACGGCTCATATCCATATAATGTACCATCTAGAGACTCAACTGGTGTTTTTAGTACCAATGTGTTCAAAATTCCACCAGGAATAGAAGCACCTTCTACATTATACTGATCTGAGAAGTCATTAGTTCTTGACCCGTTTTCTTTGCGTATTGTTCTTACTGGAATGTAAGAAGTAGTTACGAATTTAAGAGCCTCACCAGCATCAATTGTATAATAATATTTCCATTGATATCCATCATTAAATTGACCTTCTCCTACATTATCAACAACCATGAAATCTTCACTTACACCACCTTCCATCACAAAGTTTAATGGCTCACGATATGATGAGTAATCCCAAATATATTGAGTTGTCCCATCAATATCAGCATTAACAAAACGACCAACTCCTTGTTTAATAGCTTTATAAACACGGAATCGATTATTTACAGTATGAATTAAAACATCATCATCAAATTGATTGTCTGCTCTGTCATCATATCCATCATATTTTAAACCAATTCTCCAATTTCTAACACCTGCGTTAATCTCGTCTGCTCTTTCTCGTTTAACAACATGAGATACTTCATTTGAAGATACTTTTTTTGCAGCAATCATATCATCCCAATGATTGAAGTGCGCATCTTTTACACTATCAACCGGATTGGGAGGATTGTTTTCATTAATGTTTGGATCGATACTACCATCTGGTGTGTCTGTCGGACCCCATGCAGTTACTCTACCAATGAATAAATACATTTGGTCATCCATTGCATAATATGGTATTTTATTCAAAGCGGTTAAATTAGGTGCGCTGGTCACGCTTAATTCACCTGTTTGTGAATCAACAAACATATTTTCAGAAGGAATGTATCCACCGACACCATGTTCTGTTCTTTCAAGAAAACTTTCTCTAAACTGTTTAGCGTTACTTACACGAAAACTGGTATGCACTAGTGCTGGCATATTTTTTCTCCTTAGTAATTAAATTTAAATCTCTACTCTTACATTGTCAATAAAATCAGGTCTATCTATATTCGGGTCATTATAATTATTTGCAAAGTACGATAATGTGTTTTCTCCAGTATTTAGCGCACTAATATCCCAAGTATAAGACTCGCTTTTTACATAATTCATTTTTAAACTAGAATGATTATATCTTCTATAATTATTTCTTCTCTTAACCTGTCTATAATTATAATATTTTATTGTTTCATTTAAATAATTCTCAAGATAGTTATTTAAAAGAAACTCTTGTATTGTTATTCCATTATTTATACTGTTTATTTCAAATCCATAACCATCTACTATATTATTTGCTGTATTCACATAACCAGTTGTGTTTGCGACTCCAAATGTTGAATTTACAGTTAAATGAGTGTCTTCATAATTTACAGTGGTGTTGGTAACTGCAAACTCTGTTTTTATTAATTTACCATTTCTTTCAAACTCACGTATATTATATATAGGTTCAAAAATAAAATGACTTAATGTATCGACTTGCACTGATGGTATTGTTTCACCTAGATAATCTGATAATTTAAATTCTTCTAATTCAAATATTTGATTTATAATAAAATCTTGAATTATTTTATCAGTCTCAAAATATAAATTTCTATTAAGAACTTCATTAAATATTTTTTCTACTTTTTCATGATGTGAAATCTCAGTAGATAATCCAGTATAATCATTTGAAATATTATCATAAGAAGTTTCCATGAAGACTTCAGGTTTCAATATTTCCGTATCTACATCATCAGATATATGAGACATCGTATATTCAAGTTCTGCTTTTAGCGCAGGTCTAATGTTAATATCACTATCTACAATTCTAGTCAATAGTCGGTCTTCTATAACCATGTTTTCAAATTCTTTAGTGATAACATCAAATTTACTTAAAGCATTATCATCCGTGTACGATATGTTTATTCTTGTTAATTTATTTTCTATATCAGAAACTGAAGATGTAGAATCTAAAAATGTAGTGTTTCCAAAAATAATATTTGTGAATGTATCTGAATTTGTTGTAGAATCTACTTGTGTTTTATGAATGTAATTTGGTTCACTATGAATCGAAGCGATTTTGTTGATGTTATCGAAATTGTCAATAATTCTGTGATTCAAAAAGTCTGATATTTTTTCATTGTATTTTTTAACAAAAAGCATATCTTTTGAAATTTTCTTATAGTCTGATTTAAAATCTCTTTCAAAAGAAAATTCTGTAAATTGTTCCTGTGGTGATGAGGTAGCATCTAGGAATGTAGTATTTGCAAAAATATAATTACTCTCACTATCATATCCGACATAAGAATGTACTTGAGCTTTGTGAATATAATTCGGTTCAAAATGTGCGGATACAGACGGAATGTATTTTTTACTTGAAACTACAATTGGTTTGTCCAACACATCATCAAGTTTTTTGAGTCCATATATTTTATCATTTAATCCTATGACAGTATGTTTATCTAAGAATTCATTTAAATTTTCAAATTCCACAAATTCACTATCTTGACCAATAGCCGTTGTGGCATCTAAGAATGTGGTATTTGCAAAAATATAATTACTCTCACTATCATATCCGACATAAGAATGTACTTGAGCTTTGTGAATATAATTCGGTTCAAAATGCACAGATACAGATGGAATATAATCTTTACTTGAAACTATAATTGGTTTATTCAAAACCTTATCATCTAACATGTTATATGCAAAAATTTTATCATTTAAACCAATCACTGTATCTTTATTCAAGAATTTTCTATCATATTCAAATCCAGTAAATGTGTATGTTTCTTTACTTGCAGATGCATCAGCTTGTCTATCAAATTCTATATTCATTCTATAATCAACATTAATTGTAGAATCTAATTTTATCTTGTGTATATAATGTGGTATGATGTCGACAGACACTGACGGTATAAATTCTCTAGATGATGGAATGATAGGAGTGTTTAGTGCCACACTATCAATATCACGATATCGATATATTTTATCGTTTAGACCAATAATTTTATTTTTATCTAAGAATTCATTTAAATTTTCAAATTCCACAAATTCACTATCTTGACCAATAGCAGCCGTAGCATCTAGGAATGTAGTATTTGGAAATGTAACTGTTGTATACGTATCATGGTTTGCAACGGTATATGTTTGTCCTTTTAATACATAATTAGGTTCACTATGTACTGAAACAGAAGGTATATAATTTTTATTGTAATCAGAAATTTTAAATCCAAACTCTTTAGGATCAATTTGCTTGTAATACCATTTTGTGCCAAGTGGTTTATCTTGCAAAGGTATGACAGTGTTTTTATCAAGAATAAAATTCTGATTTTCAAAATTAATGTCTTCAGACCATTCTTCTATTGATGCACTAGCATCTAAGAATGTAGTGTTAGGGAAATATACTGTTGTATGGTTTTCAACACCAGAACTTAGGTCTAAATTAATTTTATGAGTGTATTCTGGCTCCAATTTTAAAACAGGAGATGGCATTCCATTTTTATCCCAATCTAACAATCTTTGCTTGGTGATGTGCTTTTTCATTTCTCTGTAATACCACTTTGCTATAATATTATTCAATGAAAATATTTTATTTCTATCAGGTATTATAGAATCGTATTCTAATTCATTTATTTCATAAGTTTCTGATGTTGCATCTAAGAATGTAGTATTTGGGAAGTATATGATTGTATCATAAAACAAATGTGTCAGTGTCTGTTCTTCTGTTGAGCGATATGTTTCTACATCCGTCATACTATCAATACTTACTCTTGGAATAGTTCCAAATTTATTTTCTTTTAATATTCTTTTATAGTATGAGTTAGGAATATAGAAATCTAAAATTTTAGAAGAAATTTCTCTATCGTATAAATTGAAAATAGAATTTCTATCTGTTAATGATAAATCTTTTACAATTTTAGCCTCATAATCTTCAACTACACTTTCGGCACTTAAATAAGTAGTATTCGGATAATATACTGTATTATCTGGTTTGGCGAACACTGGAGTACTACCAAGAATTGTTCTGTACATTTCTATATCAGTATCACCCGCTATTGTTACAGAAGGAATCGTATCTCCATCATAAAATCTCAATAATTTCTTAAAATATGTTTCTTCCAACTCAATATCTAATATTTTAGCTACTACACCTTGATCCAAAGAAAATATTTTATTTCTATCCATTATAAAATGATCCTGCACAATTTTAGCTTCAAAATCTTCAACTACACTTTCTGCACTTAGATAAGTTGTATTCGGATAATATACAGTTGAATCTATAATTACACTTGGATTTACATAATCAGTACGTATAGTTTCTATGTCTATATACGAATTTATTTTCATGAATGGCATCGTATCACCATCATAATCTGTAGTTTTCACTTTAAAATGATCTCTAATTCGTATATCCACCCAAGGTTTTATGATGTCACCAAGGTCAATATATTTTTTTCTAGATTCAACATCAAATTTATATTGAATTTTATCATGATATTCGGCAATAACAGAAGATGAATCTAAAAAAACTGTATTTGGGAAATAAACAATAGTGTCAACATTATTCAATAATGGCATTCTTTTTTTCACCGGTTGCAAATATACATAAGGTTCTGAAAACCCTTTTGCTGAAGGTAGTAAGTCACCCATCCAATCACGTTGAACTGCTTTTATGTAAGGTAAGAAATATATATTATACCAATCACGAATTCTTTCATTGTAATCAAAAAATAAATATCTATCTAAAATAGGTACGTGAGAACGTTGAAAGGTATCAGTTTCTAATGCTTGTAAATTTGAAGCTAAAATTGAATCATCACCGCCAGATGTTAATGTAGATAATGCATCTGCCCCATCAAGTGATGATGTATAACTTAGGTCTATATGTAAAAGATATGGTGTAGTGTTAAACGTTTGTGTTTTAAATGTCTCTTTAGTATCTAAATCATAATGTGCAATAACATTAAATCCTCTTTTGTCTATGTAATTGAATTTTTCTGAAAAATCATTATCAAAGAAATTCTCATGTGTAGAATCAAATGTTATATCATATTCAACTACTGTATTTGTTTTATCAAATAAAAAATCTGAATCAAATGGATGTTCTATTGTGGTATCAAATGTGCTGTTATCATCATATCTTTTCAATATAAAATAATTTTTATTATCGAATCTAGGAATTTGTCTTGGAACAATCGTGTCCTCTTCCGTAGACCTTACCTGAAAAGGTGTAGATATATAATTTTCATATTCAAGTTCATGATTTTCATTTAACTTTTTAAGAATGAAATTATCTATTTTCGCATGATTTAGAACGGCTGGAATTTCTAATTTAGCATTGAATACGGTTCTATCAAATATAGTATTTCTGCGATATTTGTAAACATTGTTATGATCAAAAAATATATCTGTGTTATCAAATGAACTCTCAAAACTATCAAAATTTGAAAACTTTTTAAGACCATAGCCATACACACTTTCTTCATCTTTTAGAATATTTGCAAATACAGGTGTACCAACACTTTGATCTACTTGGTTTAATCTAGAGATTACATATCTGACATCTGCGTCTTTTGGTATTAATTCTGTAATATGGTCCCAATTTATAATATCACCTTGCTCTAATAAAACTCCTAGATTTTCATCATCTTGATATGCAAATGCACTCGCTGCCGAAATTAAAGAACCAACTTTATTTTTTTGTTTATCTTCAAATTTGTTTAAAACAGTTACTATTCCTTTTGGTTCAAATTGATGGTCTGGACAAAGAACAGTGCTTATTTCTGCAATGTCGTTTGAAACAGTCATATCAAGAGTGATTCTCAACAATTGAATCTGTGATTGCGTTTTTGGTTTTTCACCCTCTTTTAATGATGATATTGCATTTGAAAATGAAAGTGTAGATACTTTATTTCTCGGAGCATCTGCAAATCTTTCTATTCTAAAATCACAAGTATCTTTGTCTTCATTTATAATTTTTCCAATTTGTGTTTCACCGAATTCTTCAGAAGTTGGAACAGTTATAGTCATTGGTTTAAAATCTACATTTATCACAGTGTGTAAAGGCACATCATAAATTACTTCTGGAGTCACCATTCCAATAAGCTCAAGAATTAAAGCATTTCTAACTTCATCTTTTTGATAATCTCTGAGGTCTACTTTTAAATGTGTTATATTTTGTGGACGTTGTGCATCTAGAAATTGAAAATATTGACCATAGTCACCAAAAGAAAAATATTCTTGTTGAGTGAAGTCAACTCCAATTTCAGGTTTTGCAATAACTAGATGTTCAAGGACTAGGGGGTTGATTCTCGCTAGGTCCACCACTATCGATGGCTCTTGGTCGAAGGGAAGGCTGTCCGCCTTCCGTGCTAGTGAACTGAAAAAAAAAACTTCGGTCGGTGCCACCTCCGGATATGGATTGATTACATTTGTGTTGCTATTGAAGTCAAATATAATTGTATTTGAAGGAGGTTGTATGGTTTGCATAAACGAGAAATCTAATTTTATACCTTCTAGAAAATCATCATTATGCAAAACTTCTTCTATGGTTTTTAATTTTGGTATTGTATATTCATTATTAATCGCAGATACCATATGCACTAAATCTAAATCAGATTCTCCAAATTTAGAAGGCATTCTCACTTCATATTCAAATTCATCTATAAGTACACAATATAAATTTCCTGTATAGTTAAGTTTATATTTTTTAATATTGTTTTTAATACGTATCTTATCGGATAACACACTGTTATTTGTATATGCGTTATCTTTATTTGCTCCATAGAAATAATTAGGCGTTCTTCCTATGTTTAATTTTTGAGATTTTATTTTTGAAAGATTATTATTCTCATCTGATGTTACTAATTCTTGATAAGGTGCAACAGTGATTGAAATCTTGTCATTATCTGTGAACTGATATAGATCACCAGAATATTGTGTTTTGACAATTTCTCTAGGTACTACCCAATCTACTGTACCATCGGCTTTCACTCGGGCAACATGTGTTCCTATTTTTAAATTCTTAAATCGTACCCATCCATAATCTCTTGTTAAAATCTCAGTATCTGGCAAATAACCACCTTTTTCATTGAGTGCATTTCCAGAAAGAACTGGTATATATTCTCTATCATATGTATCACTAAACTGTATATTCGTATTACTAAATTGTTCATCATCAGAACTTAGTAAATAACCATCATAATCAAGAGAAGCATCTCTCACTAAAACTATGCCACCTTTGTTTATTCTTGTAATATATTCACGTATAGCTTCTGTAGTGATTCTAAAATTTTTGATTGTTTTATCACGCATTGAGCCGATAGGACCTACTTTATGTTTTATAACATCAGCTATCCAATTTGCCTCATCTTCTACATTAATAATTTTCATAAATGATTCTACAGCAACAATACCATCATAATAAGTTACGTTGTTTATGAGATTTGTAGTTTCATTACTGTTCAAATAATTCTCAAAATCAAAAAAGGAATTATCAACAGGTTTCGTAATAATATCATCTATAAAATATTTAAATCCTTCAAATATATCGGCTATTCCATCTACTTCTATTTCATGGAAATCTCTAGTAAACATTTCTTCATTATGTAAAAAGAATGATTCTACTTCTCTTTCATGAGAACCATTTATAGGCAACTGTTCATTATTCAATGTTTGTATTTTAGTAAAGGGATATACCTCACTTGTGAGATATCCCATACTTTCAATTTCTATTTCTGGAAATTCAATTGCTTTAATTCTTAAATCTAATTCTTCTTCAAATTTATTTCTAATAAATGCTAAGAATCCAGCAGGATGTAATTCATCTAATAATAATGGTTCTATATATGAAGCTGGTATTTTAGTTTTGATTTCATAAGAATAGTGTTGATAATAATGATTGTCAAAAAAGTATTTGTCTGAAGATAGTTTACTTTGATTATTTAAGAAATCTCCAAATGGTTTAAACATTAAGCTTTTTTGATATTCCAATTCAGATAACAAACCATGTGCTATTTCTGGCTCATCGTATTCATAATCTTGCGGATTTCTTAAAAATCGAATTGGATCTGAATCACGAACCATCAAACCCATTTGTTTTAGTTCGACTTGTGCAATACCTTCACCAAGAACTGCATCTAATTCTGCAGTATCATTAAGAGTGTCAAAATCTAACAAATCAATAATTTCTGCTGTTAATGTAACTGTCTGAATTCCATTATCATATTCAAAATCTACATGAGAATCATCTTCTAAATTGTTCACTGAGCGTTGAGTAATAAATCTCTTAACTACAAAATCCTCACTCTTGAATGGTAATCCTTCTAAAAGAATTTCATTTTTATCATTGTCAATAGCAACTTCACCAATACACACACCAACGTTTTCATCATTAGGAATACTTGTACCACCTGTGAAATTAACTACTGTGTTTGCTACAATGAATTGAGCATTCGCATCATCTTCTCTAAATGTCAGGTCAAAATAATTCATTAGACTTGCTTGTTCTAATGGATTAAATGCACTTACTCTTGGTGGTAGATTATATTCTAATCCAGAATTTTCAAAGCGAATTGATTTGATTGAACCTACTTCATACTCTGAAGATATGCTTGTTGGTAAAATGAGTTGTGGAGTTGTGTTTTGAAAAGTTCCTGAATTAGTAAAAACTTCATTCAATAAAGATTTTCCTTTGTAGAATTCTACTGGTCTATTTTTTACTAAATTATAATAATCATTAAAATATTTTGTTAGTGTTGGATTGATATTAATTTCAGATACATATGCATTTGCAGAATAACTAGCACCGGTAAAATCATTGTTGAAAACAATTGGATCTCCCACACGATATGCAATACCTGGGTCAACAATGTTTATATTTGTTATTGAATGTTTTTTAACCTGAGAGATTCTACCAACACCATCATTAAATACAAATCTATCATCAACTTTATGACCGATACCACCATCTTTTATTTCTACACCAATGATAGATTCTATGATATAAGATCTACCAACTTCTTCTCCTGTACTGATGTCATAAGCGATTATTTCTTCATTTGCTTCAAATTTTCCATTTATAAAAATTAAATCAATAAAAGCACGTTTTGAATTGTCTTTGAAATTTGTTATAGTGTTTTTACAAATCGCAGATGCTTTAGATTTTGGAGCATATATTCTAGTGTTTGTAAACGAACCATTTGTTTTATTGATATCAACTTGAACAAGATTCTTTTCATAATAAGCACTGTCAGATAATTTTAAAATATCTACTTTTGGATAATATAATTCTATCTCATCATCAAAGAATATACGAAAAAACCAATAGTAAGAATTTTCTGTTGTTTTGTTTTTATAATAATCTAGTATTCTTTTTGTTAAAGTTTTTGGATCAACTCTGCGAAAAATACTCTGGTCTAATGAAACATTCTTTTTAAAATATTTTTTGAATATATTCATTGTAGTTTCATAAGCCGTATTCTGCTCAATATCTTTCATATACTGATAGATATTTTTATACAGATTTCTTATGAAATATACTTCTCCAGTATCACCATTAAAAATAACTTCATTTTTATAAAATTGATTTGTTTTAGTTTCATAATCAAAATAGATGCGGTCTTTGCTTATATTCTTTACAATAGCTTTTGCTTTGGATAAAGAGCCATATATAACATCACCTTCTGATAATTTTTTACTATCAGTCAATACCGCTATAGAAGACTCTAAAAAATTATAGTACTCTTCTACAAATTTTACAAATTGTGGATATTGTTCTAGAAAATAATTCGGAAATTGACTTTCTACCAGTTCTTTAGGTGTTGTCATGAATCGAATAGATTTGCTTTAGCTATATTAGATGTTGTTGATGACCTATCTACAAATGGAGCAGGTGTTACATTGATGTCATCAACTGTAATTGTTAGTATTTGTTCTTTAGCGGGTGTAATAACATAACTATTTGTTTTCATTTCAAAAATCATTTCAGATGTAGAGCTTCTTATAAATTCTGGCATAAAATCTTCCAATTTTATTACACCGTCTTCATAATTTATATTACCTATATTATCTATTAAAGTATATTCTTTTATTAATCCAGCTTCAACTCTTGTAAAGTTTATAGAGAGTTTAGTGTAATCTGGACTTTCTTTTAGATAACAGTTTGTAATTAAATTTCTATTCTTGTCAAAATAATCAAAATTAGTTGAAACTAGTGTACCCTTTACAACATTGTTGTTGAAATTTATTTCATAGAAATTACCTGTGCCGGTCTCCACATTTCTTTTTTGATATAGCTTCAAATCAATGTAAGCACCCATAAAATAATCATTGAGTTGATCTATCGTTTTGGTCATGTTTGTTATTTGAAACGAACTAAAGAATTTCAATAAATTATTTTTTGAATAATCAAAGACTGCATTTTCTACAAGTTCTACAATTTCAACTTCATTTAAAGTTATTTGAAGTGCATCATATGCTACTCTCACATCTACTTTAATATATGTGTATTCGGGGTCTATAATTTTTGGAAGAACTGTAATTACGTTTAAATTTTCTAATTGTAATCTAATTTGTTCTTTTTCTGCTACTGTTAGTATAAATCTATTTTTTGGTTTAACCGCACAAAAAACACTTCCATATAAAGGTGGACTATTTTTTTCTCCACCCCAAACCGAAAGTGTATCAATGAATGGAAAATATTTCATTAATATTATTTGATAATCTTTTTCAGTAACTGTTCTGTTTTGACTAAAAAATAATTTTCTTGCATTGTTGCGAATGGTGTCTACATTTTCTTCCTCCACTCCTTGTGAAGAAAATTGTACAGTTTGTATTAAACTTGTGAACGCAAATAGATTTTTATTTACAATATCAAAATTTACACAATCATTACCTTCTTCTCCAGAAGTCACAAGATATGATATTTCTATGATATTATTATTTTTTAAATCTTTTCCAATAACTCCATCACCAAAAATAATTTGATATTTTCCATTATAATTTTGTTCAATGTAGTAAACTTCTGATTCTGAATCTAATAACGTAATATCATATATTCTATAATATTTTATACGTGCAGCATCTTGAGCGTTTTGTCTCACATAAACATCAAGATAATTTAAATCTATATCTGCACTTGAAATTTCAAATTTCTTTTCAAGTAATAAATTATTTACTACAATGTTTTCAGTAACATAAGAACCTTGAATCAAATCTATATTTGAAGAATATTGATTTCCACGATTTAAAGAAACAGTATCTCTACTTACAAATGGAAGAATAGTTCCGTCTGCTTTTGAACCAACAAATTCTGTTCTCGTTCTAACATTAAGCACGGTATTTAAATTACCAGTATTTGTTAGTCTTAAATTTATAATAGCCTTGGGTGCTATTTTAGAATTTGCAAGATATCCCATTTGTTTTGCTATAGACACAACATTCTTTCTTTGTTGTGCTGTGTCCAAGAACATCTCACTGGCTACTTGATTTAAATAATATGCAGAGTATTGAGTGTTGTATGTTAGTAAATCTACTAAAAAATTTAATCCAGAAGAATCAAAATCATAGTCTTTAAACTCAGAATTATTTTTAACATAATCAATTAAATTTTGTCTTAATACAACAAAGTCTAATTCATTAATGTTTTCTGAAGGAATCTTAGACATGTTAGCGTATTCTCTTTAATGTTCTTGCAAATGTTAATAATTCTTGAGGATCAGATTTTAATCTATATGATATATTAATTGTTATGTTATTCAAATCTTGTTCTACGGTTACATCTTCTAAAATCACTCTTCTTTCATAATTAACTATTTGATTTCTTATATTTGTTCTTAATAAATCTTCTTGTATAAAATTATTTAATTCAAATATGTAATCCTGTATGCCTACTCCAAAGTCATTGTTATATAATTTCTCTCCTTGGCGAGTGAATAACAGATGATTTAAAGCACGTTGTATTGCTGTTTTAGCATCTAAATTTTTAACTTGTTTTGTTGTAGGATGTGGTATAAATTTTAAATCTATATCTGAAAATCTTGACATTTATTTTTAACCTTAAATTTATTTATCTAGCTATTTTTTAACGAACTCTATAAAAATAAATTTCACTATTAGTTACTGTGAATGTCAAACTTTCCATCTGAAGATTTCCGTTTTCATAACCAATTAAAATATAAGGTTGTATTATAGAAGTTTCTTCTTTTCCGATTTCTATTTCCCCTATAAATTTTTTCTTTTTTCTTCTACCAAATTTAAAAATCTCATTGATATTGCCATTCAGTTGAGTAGCAATTTTTCGATTGTTTCTTCTTCCTTCAAACAAAACGCCCATGTAGACATCTACTTTATTTATCTCAGGAAGAATAGTATAATTTCCATTATTAAAAGATGCTTCTAATTCAAACTCATAACGATACACAAAATCGTTTACTATGGAACTTGAATAATTTGGTAACTCTAACGCATCTTCAGTAAAAATTCCATGAATGTATTTGTTTTCTAATTTACCTTTAATTGTAAATTCATAATCACCACCTGTTGGTCCTCCAGTAAAGTAATTAGAATTATTTGACAACGATAATATAGTTGTGTCATTTAAGGTAAAGCTTCTAGTGGTTCTAAACGGCGTAAATGTCACAGCAATTGGCTCTGGATTAGCTTTTATTCCAGAAGAAGGATTAGAATCTTTACTTGTCTGATCTAAAATGTTTTCTAAATCTAATAGAGAATTGTTTGGCAACAACTCATTAATTTTATTTTCATCAATTGGTGGTGGAGCAGCAGTACTTGTTACCGGATTATCATCTTTATCTAATAAGCGCAGTAAATAAGCAATGTATCGAACTGGATATGCATCAAAAGGTAAACCTTTTGGTAAATAAGAAAGAAACATCATAGAAAATCCAAATTCACTTGAAAGAGTATTTCTTATTTTGGCAATCTCTGCATATATTTTAGCTTTTCTATATAATATTTTGTTAGATTTGGAGGTAGCTTCTGCTTTTTCTTTAGATGCTATTCCTATATTGCTTAAATTTGTATATAAAGCACTTCCCACATCAAATAGATTTGAAGGTATATTGGTTAATTGATCTATTTGATTTTGTATAGAAGCACCCAAATTTTTTGCAAGGTCGTAGTCCGATTGTCTATCAGGCAAAACAGATATTTGAGATGACTCTTGTATTTTTGTATCTTTGTTATCATGATTTGATGTTTGTGCAAAAAGATTATCAATCTCATCCACAATGGCATCCGCTGCAGCGGGGTCTAGTTCTCTAATTTTATTTAAATGCACTTGTACAGTACTGAGTTTACTTGGTCTGAATGTTTTTGTAGGTTTTTTGGAATATCCTTCTGTACTCGTTAAATCTGCAGCAAGCTTATCATATCCTTCTAATCCAGTTTCTCTACAATATTTTGCCCAAATTGAACCTTCAAAATTAATACTGAAATTTAAAAGTTCTAATAGAACATCTATAACATCAATTAATTCAATGATTCTTTCTTTTAAATTTTTAAGAAATTGTATAATAGTGTCTAAAGACTCTGTATTTGGAGTAAATGTTCTTTCTAAAGAGCGAACATTATTTTGTAGAGATTTAATTGTACTTGTAATGCCTAACATGTCGCTGAAATTCATTTTAGCCCAGCTACCACCACCTGCAGTATTAAACGGTTGCATTTCTTCTTCCATGACTATACCATCGGCTATAATATCATAATCAGTTCCATTATATTTTGCAACTTGTACATATTGAGATGGTTGAATATAATCAAAGTTAGTTGTGAAATTATTAGCACCTGGCTTCTCTTCAATTTTAACAGTAAATTCATATACATAGTTTTGTGCTTCTACTGCTGTAAAATTATAAAACTTTTGTATATAATTCTTATATAAAGAATTCTGACCTGCTAGAGGATAACTGTTATGATAAAATACTACATTGGCAGAGTTTGTTATATTTTCAACAGTGGTTGAAGCAACACTTAGTGTATCTAATTGGTCACGTTTTTCTTGTAGATTTTCGTTAATTAAAGCCGCTCTTGCTTTTAATTGATCTACAGTTTTCTTCTTAACTAAATCATAAAGAATGTCTTTATCTTTCTCTAATTCATTTAATCTCTCTATTCTTTCAGTTTCTGCTAAATCTGGAGGAGTTATTGAAAACATATCTGATATATTCAAATATTCATTACGAATTATACTTGAAGCATTCAATAAATCTTGTTGTGCGGTTTGTATCAAATTAAAAATGGTTAAGTCTCTGGCAGGTTCACCTGAAGTGAGATTTCCATTTTCATCCGTTTGTGTTAACTGAGGTCTGAGTCGTTGATATATCGAATTATATTCATTTACCTTTGAAATAAAGTTTTGTAAATTACCGAATTTACTTGTTTCATATATTGTGGAATCTGGTCCAAATCTTTTTACTAAAACACTAACTCTTCCAAAATCATTAAAAACAAATTTCTGAAATTGTTCTATGTCATTGAAATCTACGGAGTTTTCAAGATTTGCTGCAAAATTTGCAGCACTGTAATATATAATTTCTGATTTTACTTCTTTTATATCATCAACATAATCTGCATATACTGTTTGTGTTCCTAATTCAATTCCTAATTCAAGTGTATCAACTTCTTCTGCTGTATTTTGTTTTAAGTTAAAAGCAAGCAGTTCATCAAAAACTTCTCCGGCTTGTTCTTTAGCGTTTTGATTTAAAATTGCCATATCACCTTCATCATTATATCCTTGATTTTTTAAATTCTCAAGAAGTCTTTCTTTTCTTTCCGATGGCATGTTCGCAATTGGATCAGCAGGAAAAATATAAATATCTTTCAATTCATTATCAATAGGATTTCTTTTTATCGAATATAAATCTTTTTTATCATAACTTGTTGTACTTGCACTTATGAATGATTTTTGAATGTCGGGTATTTTTACATTAGAGAGTATTTTTACTCTTTTTGTAACAGGTGCAAACAATCCTGTGATTTCATCATGTACACCCCACAGGTCTTCAAATTGAAAAAAGTTTGACAGACCAGCAATTGTTTCAAGAAGATTGTTTATTTGAGTTCGATTCGTACTAAAGTCAACTGAAAAATATAAAAATAGAGCCTCATACAAACCAAGAGGTCTTGATAAATTTTCCAGAGATTGTTTAAAGTCTATATAATCACTTTTAATATAACTTTTTCCTCCACCCAATCGTTGACTAATACTTGCACCAACTTCAGTATTTCCAGAATTTAAAAAATACTTTTCATATTGATTTAAAATTTTATCACCACTTTCTATAAGATCTTCTGCAGCGGTTTTTGTGTATGGCAAATAGTATGGAATATTTTTATCAGAGACATCATAAAATTTCTTGTATGCAATTTCTGTTTGTTCTTGTAAAGAAGTTGTTGGAAGTCCTTGAGGTCCCCAATCTTTTAAATTTGGAGGTATTACTAAAGCATATAATCCTAATCTTAAAAAAGCATCAAGAACATTGTATATGTAACTTGCAATGTATGAAGCAACAGCAGCCATAAAATTTGGAAGAAGATATATAAAATCACGAAATAAAGAAAGTGCTGTAATAGCGAAATCAAAATTGTTCACTACCAAGGTGCGCATTTTTTCTAGATATTCTCTATTCTCTTCTATGAATGCTGCATTTCCTCCTGATAAAACATTTTTAAAATCTTCAGTAACATCTTTCCATTTACCAGGACTTGTTGGTCTATACCATTCTTCATCTGTAAGTTGATCTGAAAATTGAGTAAGTGTTCTACCTAAAGGATAGCGTTTATCACTCATTTAAGGTCCTTGTTTTTAATTTTTTTCTCAGTTTCTTCTATAAAATTTAAACACATTTTTAATGTATTTTGAATTTCAGATAAGTCTTTAATCTTTTTGTCTTTAGAATCTTGAATTTTTTTATTTACATGTTCTGTCATATAATTTAGTTCCTACTATGTGATAGTCTCTATGTGTTTTCTCTGTATTTAAATTACTGTAATCTTCAATATCTTCATCTAACATTTTTTCATACTCAAGTAAACTATTTACTGATAATCTTGTTTGTTCAGCAATTCCATTTGGTTCAAGATACCATAAAATAAATTCTATAAGTTTAAATGCTAAATTTTTTGGTTCTCCAGAAGATAATGTTTTGAATTCTTCACTTCCACACAAAGCTGTCCATGTATTTAAGTCGTAACCAATATCTTGTTTTAAAACACCATCGATTTGTTGGAAATCACCGATCACATCATTTATTTGAGATATGCTTGTTTGGGGTAGAAAGGGATATTCTGTGAATACATTTTCGTAATCTGAAAATGTTGACCTTGGTATTATTGTAGCAGGAACACTTGCACCGTCAATAAAGTTTCCTAAGAAAGCAGTGTCAGATGCTTTGGAATCATTTGTCCAACCTGTTGTTTCTAGATAGTTATTCCAATGTGTTTCATTGGTTGGAAACATAATATCATATAAACATTTGTCTTGTTCAGTTCTATAATTAACAGGGTCTGTTATAGTTTTATGATTTTCTAATTTTATATTAAAGTTGGATTCAGGATTGTAACCCGTTTCATTTTTTAATTGCTTTGCTAATTGTTCATAAAAAACACCTATTTTAGTTTCAAACAACAAACAAAATAGACTTGGTACAAAATACTTATATTTTTTAGTTTGATAAAAAGCCGAATTTGTATACGGTGATGAAAATTGATTTTCGATTACTTTATTTTGTAAAAATGGCTTTTTATAATTAAAAGTATCAGTATATGGATATAATGGATTTTGATCAAAATATGGGTAGAAATATTGTGTATATAAAAAACCATGATAAGATGATGTGCTGTTAAAATATTTTGAAATTTGATATTTGTAAATTTCATTTCTATCTAAAGTACTTATCGTATTTTTTCTAATATTTACTGTAGCAGAAACACTTGATGTATATGGTACATTATTACCAAGTATGATGGCAAAAATTCGGTCAAGAGGGTCTGCTACTATATCTAAAAATGAATTCCATACTTGGGTTCCTACATCCCATTTGAAACCCATAAATGAAAAATTTAACCAGCTAAAAGGATTATTTTTTTCAAGAATTGCTCTCAATCCAAAACTATACTTACCACCTCTTGCCTGTACAACACCATTTACTACAAAAGAGTTTTCATGAGGTTTTCTATAAATTGGAACAAAATATTGTCTGCTGTGACTGGTTCCATTACCTCCATATATAAAACCTGTTGAAAAATAAGGATTATAAAAAGATACTGTGTTTTGATCACGATATGTTGTTCCTTTTTTGGCATCCTGTGAGTTTCCAATCCAAACAGTATAATTACCTCCAGTTGGAATTAAATCACCAGTGATTCCTCCAGGTACTCTATCTGTTGTAATATTCGCTGAAACTACTAATTCTACCATAGTCTCATATCCATTTACAGAATCTCCCCATTCTCCTATCCAATTATATGTACCTGAATAACTAGACGTACTAGCAAATGAAGAAGCTTCTTGTAATTTAGAACGAGAATCTAATGCGCTTATTCCAGCAGTACTACTAACAGGACCGACTGATAATTCCCAACTAGTTTTTCCATCTGATTGTGGTAACTCTTTTACTTCTTCCATACTATCATTAGACAATGCAACTAATCCTGGAGAACTAAAAACTTTCTTGTCTAAAGCAAATCCTAAATCATTATTATAAGGACCAATACCCAAACCACGATTCCCTTCACCATCTTTCAATGCCTCATCGGGACACATATAATGACCAAGATAATCATAAAAATTTTTACTTGGAACTCTCATAATGTTATTGGTATCATCTGTAGTAGGATTCCAATTTTTGTTAATCACAAGTTCTGAAGACACAACAGTGGCAGTTCCTATTACCTCTTCAATTATTCTTTTTATTTTTCTTAAATATGTTTTCATTATTTTTTTATATTAACGTGTAATAATCAAACTATGATAAAATGGTGTACTACCTGCTGATGTAGTACTGTTAACAGTAGTGGCTCCTTTTCCTACTGTTGTTCCGCTAATTGGATTAGATGGATTAGATAGTGTTAATATGTCATTATACTTTATATCAAATGTTCTGGTAATTTTATCCCCACATGCATTTAATACATGAATAACAACACTAGTATCCGCAGAATCAGGTGTGAAAGATACTTGATTTACGATATCAGGAGATAACAAACTAGCAGTTGATGTACCTGATGGAAGACTTTTGGCTTTATAATATTGTGCATTTAAAGCAAGATTAGTTTGAGAAAAAATATTAAATCCAACATCTATATTGAAAACAAGTGGATTGAAAAATAATAAATCACCATTCGCATCAGGTGAAGCTGGAGAAACATTTTCAAAACTATCTAGTACAGGACCTGTTATAGCACATTGAGTATCATCAACAGTAATTGAGACTTCACTATCCGCCATACCAATAAACAAATGAAAGTTATTAGCAATCTGTGCATTACCATTTAAAAATCCCGCAACATCTGCACTATTATTATTTAAAAAACTTGTACACTCCAAGTAATTTGATTCATTTACAGAATTATAATAAGTGATGTATTTGACAGAAGTTCCTGGCTCGGGAAGATTCCATTTAGGTCCAACTGGTGTAAAAGTATACACTTCATCATCAGACACATATGTACCTCCACTACTATTAGAAGGTTTGAATATAGTCGTTCCAAATAAATCTACCGTATATGTTTCACCTTCAACACCCGTAACATTTAAAGTAACTTTGTTTATGTTATTATCGGTTGGAGAAGTGAGTGATGTCCAAGAAGCTAAAGCTGCCGCCTGTTCTCTATTATATGTTTTTGAATCTTGTACTGTATTCGTAGAATCTTTTACGTTAATGGAGATGTTTTCAAAATCATTACTAGCAAAACTTTTTAAAAAAGAAACAACAATTCTAGTGTTAAAAACTTCTATTTTAGAGATGTTTAAACCTACACCAGGTGCTCTAGAAGGTACAGGATAATCAAATACATTACCTTGAGATATGTTTTCAAATTGATACAAATCTGCTTCAAAGACGGCTTCACTTACAGTATAGTCATTTAAACTAACATCATCTTTATATAATGTCACTACTCCAGAAAAATTGGAAGTTGTACCAGTACCACTTGTTACCGTTAATACCTTAACTGCTTGGTCGCTGTCTGCATTCCAAGGTTCTGCTTTAAATCTATATGTCAATGGTGCAGTTATATTTCCAGAAACGTCATGTCCATACAAAACTACTTCGTGTGAGCCCGCAGTGTTAATTGTTATATTACTTGGAAATGTTGTAATTTCTGCTATTGCTGTACCATCTATAGTTCCTGTAACTTTATCAGCACCAGAAATTTCATCAAATAGATCTACTTCTAATGTTATTGGTGGAGAAGAAAATTGACCAGTTTTATTTCGTAATGTTAATAGCGGTGGTGTGTTATCCGGCACAGGACCAAAAACTGCTGAATCTCCAGCTACACCAGAATCGTGTGTAGTTTCACCTGACATAGTAAAGACATACGCATTATCTCCCAATTCCATTGGAAAATTAAAAGATATTAATTGACGGTCACCAGATGTTACAACATCACTAATATATCCTCCAATACTCGCAGGATAACCACTACCACTTAAAGTGGTCCATCCTGCATTTAGTAATTCACTTGCATTACCTGTTATGAAGAGCAGTTTTCCAAACTGATCTTCCATCGAAACGCCATTTTTTTTGATTTGATAAAAATACCAATTCAAACTTCTTAAACCGGCATCACCTTGGCTTCCTTGTTGTGTGCCTCCCGCAGAAACTGTTATATATGCAGCATCTAATGACTTTGCTGTCCAAATAGGACCAAAATTCGGGTCTGTACCCGTATAATTAAAATTTGTTCCTAAATTAAAAAAACTTATACTAATTCCCATTTCAAATATTCTTTATAAATTGTTTTAAAAATCCAATAGGAGAACAATAACTCTCCCACACTTCACGATTAAATTTTTGTTTTTTTATGATATTATTATTTTCTACAAATTCTTTTATAATAATTTCTAATTCACTTATACTTTCATTTCCATTTAATACTATAGCTACTTCATTTAAATGAATATCATTTTCAAATATAAAATCTCTATCAGTGTTTATTAATATTGGTATTCTTCCCATCATCAGTGTTTCATAAAAACGATAGCAATAATTTCCAGCACCTCTATAACATACTGTAAATAAATTGTTTTCTATGTTGAATAGAAATTCTTTTTTTAGTAGTAAATCTTTTGTTCCTGTGAGTAATTTATTTCTTATAATAAAATTAGTTTTGAACTTCAATAATCTAAATTTATTAATAATTTTTTCTCTTCCATATAATAAATGACCACAATATCCAATACTTATATTATTTACGTAAGTATTTTTAAAACTGTCTTCACAAAATGCGGGAAATGAAAATTCAGTTTTTTTCTTTTTTGATTTTAGTAATGCAGTTCTATATAATATGACATTATCTTTATAGTAATAATCACAATCGTTTATATCATTTGAAAATGCATAGACTTTATCATTGAAACTATTTAATAAATTAAAAACAGAATCGTGTATTTCAAAGTTTAGTAAATCTGGAAAAACTATAATTGCATTTTTATCATCAATATATTCAAAAGTTTTTTTACAAAAATCATCAACACCTTTAAATTTTATGTCATCATGCATTGTATTTTTACCATACAACGGCAGTACATCACGATTAAAATTATGAAATTTTTCATTATATAATAAAGGTATTTTCATTCTATTTCTATTTCTTCAAACTCCACAATTCTTAGTAAAAAGCTATCCATAATATTTGGTGGCTTGTTCAATGGTGTTTTTAAACTTAAAATAAACGTACCATCTTGAGTCGAACCTGAACCATTTTCTATATTAACACTATTGTTATTCATTGTCACATTTACCGCAGTTGCTCCAAGTTTATAACTAAACTCAAATGCCGTAGAATTATAATTGTGATAATAATCTGAACCAGAATTTCCTTTTGATGTGAGTGTAAATGTTCTAGTTGGATTTGATGTAGCATATTCATTTGCACTATTTGCGTTAACTGTACCATCCATGAAAATTGGTTTAAAATACTTTGACCAATACTCTAGAGTATTACCATTTGTTGCAGTCAAATAGTGTGATGTATTATCATCATATTCCTTGAAGAAAATATTTGCGCTTGATGTTCCTGATTTTCCTTTTTTCAATATTTTAAATCTATGTTGATTTACGATTTCTGCAACTTCTATTTCCAAACCACAATGACTATAATCAAAATCATACAGGTGAGTGCTTTCAGAATATGAAACTAAATCTCCATATGGATCATCATTTGATAAAGGCTGATATCTAATTTTTCTTATTTGTAATGTGTCTCCCGCAGCAAAACCATGAGAAGCTGGGTTGTCATTAATTAAGGTTTCCAATACTATGTAACGATCTTCTCCATCAGTAAAATACAATGTACCCACTGCAGATTCTTCACATGCAGTATCAAAAGATTGATATCCGGTTATATCTTCTGCATAGATTGGCACACCTTGAGTAAATGCAAATGAATTGTAATTATAGATAGTTAAAAACGAACTTAGTGCAGAGGTAACAGTAACTACATCTTTTGCTGTCAAACTACTAAGAGATGAATCTGTACCATCTCTTGTGAAATCAGTACCACGATACAAAATAACTTTTTCTGTAGCCGCTGAAGGAACCATAAAAGTTGGGCTATTACCTTCTTCATCTCCAGTAGATGATGTTCTCAATAGGAATTGTCCAACACCCTCTACATCAAAACCACTATTTTTTAAATCTGGTGATTGTGATTTTGATTGAATATTAAATCCTATGCGATTAATTTTTCCATTATAAATTTGATTATGAGAATATGGTGGAGTCACTGTAATGTTTGTAGAACTTTCTACTTGATTTACCGTGTGGTACATTTTATATACAGGAAGAATTCCTGATTGAAGTGATTCCAAAGCTCTCGTAGTCTTAACTGCTCTCGTAAGCGTAGTGTTAGAAATTCCGCTGTTTATGTCTGCACCGTCAACACGATACACACTTATTAAACGATTTCCTTCTAACGATTCAAATCTATATTCATCACCATTAATAATAATTAAATCACCAATTTCAAATGTATTATTAACATCATAATCAACACTGAATTGTACACTACCACGTTTTTTATTTGTTGTAGATGGTATTAAAGATACTGTTTCTGAAACGCCAGAAAATAAATTTGTTTTACCAGAAACTTCTTCTGAACGAATCTTTCTTGATGATGGATTTATTGTGAATGATGCATTATAAGTAATGTTAAGACCTTGATAATTTTCTGTTTTTTCAACATCATCATACGTTTTAGCAGTTACAATATATTCAACACCTGACAAAATAATTTTTATATTATCTTCATACACATTCAAAAAATCTGTGCCTGTGTAGTAAATAGTGTTTGTTCCATTTGTAATAAAACTACCCCCTAAAATTTTCTCTCTAAAGTTTAATTCTATTACATCACCAGTTGCCAATTCTTCATCAAATCGTGTTCCTTGACCAACAATAGGGTCACGAACTATCAGTATTGGACCAGTATAATCATCAGCAATGGCCGTAGATGATATAAAGTTTCCAGTTTCTGGGTCAAAGACTAATGGAAACGTATTGCCATTTGGAATGATAATTGAATCACCTGGATTTAAAACAGTTCCATCTAAAGGATTTACTGTTGTAGTTGTATCTCCACCAACTGGAGCTTGTAAATTTGCAGAACCTTCATCACCAGGACTGAGTTTTACTGTACCTGTAAGTTCAAATCTATTTTGTAATATGATTTCTTCACCTTCAATTGGTGAGCCATCCATAATCATACGTATTGGTTTAGGTTCAGGATTCACAACCTTGGAATATGGAAATCCTTGATTCGGAGTAATATATGGAAATTGATTAGTTCCTGCAGGTATTAAAATATTTACATCGGGAGGATCCAGAGCGCCTGTGGAAATATCTATTGTAGAAACACAATTTTCGGTATCTGGTATATTGTTTAATATACTACACTTTATGTACGGAAGCCAAGGAATATCTGCATCAAAACCTTCTTCTCTATATTTTGGTATAAATGCAGTAAGAGGTAGTGTATTTCCACTTTGAACAAAATCTACCGTTGAGTCTTTACATTGCACAAATACATCACCATCTGTCTTTAGACATTGTAACATGATAGTGTGTGTTTTATCATCGTCATTGTCTTCATAAAATGTGAATGCTTTTTCTGAAAAAAATCCACCACCTCTCCAATTTGGTTGATCATCAGGATATGTTTGATCTTGAAAAGGTAATGCACCTCTAAGATTAAAACGATGAATGTATTTGTCAATGTCTTCTTCAGATTGTATTGCATGTTGAAGACCTCTGAGATATGCTCTCTTGATTCCCATAGCAGTACATGCACGAATAATTTCAGATACTTCAACAAAGTTATATTTTTTCATGTCTTCAATCATCAAGTTTGCATTGTCTATGATTTTTTTTCTCAATGATTGAATTGCTGCAGGTGCTGTACTTAATCTCAATGATAGCGTTTTTTTCTTTTGAATTTCATATGCATCATTCTGAGTAAAAGCAGAAGAGCCTTGAGGTACATTAATTGCAGTTGATATTGATTTGGTTCTTGTTGTGGTGTGCCAGTAATGCGTAATTTGAGATGGGTCATCTTCAACTGCACTTGTACCACTTATACCAATAATATAATTGGCATAATTTACACGATGAGCGGTATCATTCCAAGTTGCTGCTGAACTTGCTCTTGCATCCAACGCATATACATCACCTGTAAGTCCAGGAGTGAATGGATTCGTTGTAAAACTGTTTGTGATATCAGCACCGCTCCTTACATCTGACAATCCATTAGCTAATAAAGTTGCACTTGTTGTGTTGAGTCCAGACCAAAGTTCATTGAGTATCGAAACAATGTCATCTCCAGCTTCCGCTCCGTTCACAATAGCATAAGACCCTGAGAATAAATTACCTGGATAATGATCTTCTGCTACGAACAATACTGTTTTTACATCTCTTGCCATAATTTATAATCCTAAAATAATGGTCCTACAATTGGTGTTCCTAATAGTTTTGGGTCTGTTGCTGTTACTATAATTGATCTACATTCTTTGTCTATTGCAATTGCCATTTCAATAGCAAATACTTCGGGAACTATATTTGGTGTTCTACATATTCTAATTAGATCACCAAGCATAAGTCCGTAAGGAACTACAAGTGAAATTTGATAAAGTGTATAAATTGATGATAGTCCAGATTCAATAGCTGCCGCAAGTTGAGTGGCAAATATTTCAGGCACAACATTAGGAGTACGAAAAAGAGTAATTACTTGACCAACAGGAGGAACCCAAAACAAAAAATTACCCAGTGCTATGTTCATACTTGAACGTAAATAACTATCTATACCTTGTACCATTTCAGTTGCAGCAATTTCTGGAACAACATTAAATTTACGAAAGGTACTTATAAATGGTGGTATCAATAAACCAGCATTCAAAGCCATAATATATTCCTAAAATACAAAAGTTTTTTGACAATACGAATTCATTATAAAAGTACTTAAACTTGGATTCGTTATTAAATCAACAGGAGTTGTCGGTCCCAGTGGTGTTAAGTGTGTATGTGCTAAAAATGTTTGCATAAATGTTACACCCTTAATCGCAGGTTCAACTGCTGCATAATCTCCTATTTGTACAACTCCGGCTGTTGTATGTATCGTTGCTCCTGCTTGAGCTATAGCATCAAATCTTGTACCTGCTTTTATGAATACTTCAGTGCCTGCTGTTATATTTGTACCAATTACAGATGTAGTATATATTCCCAATCCTGACGTTACTGTCGTATCCATTGCAGAAAACATATCGATGTTTCTGGCAGTAGATATAAATCTAATAATACCACCAGTTCCCTCAACACTACCCGATGGAGTTGCTTTTAATTTTACACTTCCTACAAAATATGTTTGTAGAACAATGTTTCCTCTTAATGCTCTAAAGTAAACATATCCAGTATGCGTAGTACCAATAATACTGCCTGGATGCGAAACATGTGTTTCAAATTCTGGTGCTGGTTGAATTTGAGCAAGTGTTGCGACAGATGTAGAAAGAGCAGAGGTTACTGTGAATGAAGCAGAATCAAAGGGTCCGCCTAATGGCCTTGAAGATATTCTTGTATCACCATCTTGTGCGTTTAATTCAATATGACCATGCCTCGCTTTCATCTCAATACCAAGTGGTTTTGGAGCATAAAAAGGTAGCATGAAAAAATTATTTTCAGCAATCATAGAAACGGTGTGTCCTGCTTCCATTGTAATATTATCACCTGCACTTGTGCTATGATTCATACCTGAAGACATATTAATAGTGCCAGCAGATACATCAAAACTACCTTTGGCATTAACATCATAAACATTATCTATAACATGTAGATGATTACCAACACTTGTTTGTTTAAATGGAGCCGCCTCTATGAGTTCATTTGTTCCAATGAATTTTAAGGATGAAGATACTAAACCAGTTTGTCCAGTAGAATTCCTAATATTAAAATCACCACTCTCAAGTGTTAAATTGTAATTACTTGAACCACAAACTCTCACATCATAGTCTTCACCAGCCATTCTTGAAGAGTTTATCATCAAAGCATAGCCACGATTATATGTCGAATATTTCGTTCCTTTCACATATTCATAACTATGCGATTCATTAAAATCATATTTTTCTCCAACAGTTTGAGTAACTAATTTACCTGTTGGATGTATTTCACGAAAAGTTCCTGAACGATGATATTCATGAATTCTTTCTGCTCTTGGTGTATCATCATATTCTATGACATGACCTGATTCTGTTTCCCAAACGTGGTTGAATGGGTAAATTGCATTATATGGTGAAGAAGGTTGATCTATTTTAACAGATTTTCTCGCAGTTGGTATATTTTTATTTTCATTCAACATCTTTGAAAGCATCGGTTCTTTCAAAGCTTTTTTTGATATTTGATATGTAGATGCTAATGAAACTTCTTCATCATGATAAATGTTTAAATCTAATATACCTCTTGCAAGTTTTGGTGTGGTAGATTTTTTTTGACTTTCTGTTCTTGGATATCTTTCTACATAATCATCTTCTTCAATTTCTACACCAAGTGCATCACCTCTTTTTCTACGTGTAGAAATTGGTGGATGTGGATATCCTCTTTGCTCTAAGTTAGATTCATCTCGCACATCTTTAAATCCATGCACATACCAATCAGAAGCATCTTCTGGATTTAAATTTTCTGGCTTGGTTGCATAACCACCCAAAGTTCCAATTACTAAAGGTTGTTGTGCTTCATCTCCATCTAGAAAAAAACCTACAACCCAAGAACCCTCAACTATACCTGTTGGACTTCTACCAACATCTGTTTGTGCTGCTGAGTTTGTAGGTTGCATAACCATTGCCCAAGGTAAATCTTCAGTTGGTAATTCCAACCGATTGCTTGTGTGATAATTAAAACATCTTACACGCAATCTACCTAAAAAATTTGGGTCCATGCGGTCTTCAACTACACCTATAAACCAAAGTAAATTTTTACCAAAATTTATATTATTAAAATCTAACATTATTAATCATTTAGATAAGAATTAAAATGAATTTCAAGTTTTCTTTTTCTTGATTCTTCATTTATTACATTAACTATTTCAGATGAAAGTATGGAAGTGGAAACTACATCATTATCCATTTCTAAGAAAATATCTCTCGGTTCTGATTTTATAGCAATTCCGGATCTTGGGTCTGCTTCATCAATACGATAACTTGTTGATATTGTATCTGTAATCATTTCTAATATGATTTTATATTTTTCAGAGATGTCCACTGAATGATGAATTCTTGTCACTAGATATCTACCTGTCAAATACAAATCTCCTTCTTTTCTTTGTCCTCTTGGCATATAAAAATAAACTAAATCTCCAACATTAATTGAACCTGAACTATCTCCCGCAATTTCTACTTGTATGACAAGTGAGTCTAATTGCGCTTGCATACTCATTCTTCTTTGGTACATTTCTTTTCTGTGATCTGAATAATCTTGAGATTCATAGTCACCGCTATGAAAAATAACAAGTTCATTCACAGTACTTGGTCTTTCAGTTTCTACATTATGTGTGATGTCACTATTGTTTGTTGTTAACAGATATTTGTCGTTGTTAATATGATAATATTTTTTAGCATCATCTTGATAATAATATTGTTTCGTTTCAACTTTTCTTTTTTCTAAGTCTACAAATGTAATTTCAGATGAATACATTCCACGATTCATATTTTTAATGACATCGAATCTTTTTATAATCTTATAATCATATACAATATTCCAAGGAGATGTACTATCTTTATCTAAAGTGTCTTTAGGTAAATATACTAAAGTTTTTATATTCTCTTTGCTCTTTTTATTTTTAAATATATCTTCTAAGCTTACAAAACGAAAACGATTTATATCTTGAAAAAAGAAAAACAAGGAGCCTGTTGCAGAAACAGAACGCTTACACAATTTATTAATAATACGAAATGGTGTATAACTAGGTGCTACATATTTTTCTATATGACCTGTATCTGTTTCTATTGAAAAATAATTACTTGCGACACTTTTTTCTTTAATATAATATTCACCTTTTTTAGTTATTGGAATAAATTTTTCATTTGTTAATCCTAGATATTTTTCACAAATAGTTTCAACTATATTGGAAAGCGAACCACTATGAAATGATCTGGATATCTTTTGTTTTAAATTTTTGATACCTATTTCTGATGTTAAAAATAATGTATAGAGATTAGTGTTTTCATTCACTCTTTCAATTTCAGAAATTCCAACTACTCTCATTCTAAGTTGAATTGCTATTTTAGTGTTCATTGAACGAAATGCAATCTGAACTGTCTCTTCACCTATAATTGGAAAATCACTTAACAAGTGATTGGCATCTAGAATACTCAATGTTCCTGATAAACAGTTTGAGTATAAATCTTCATATATGCTGAAATTTGTATAAATTAAATCTAAAACATATTGTTTAAACAAGGGATTATTATTTTCATCAAATGTTTTAGGACTTTCTAACCATAATGTAATAAGTTCGTAATCACCTATTTCATCAGGAAAAAAATCTTTTTTTATACTTCTTTCAAAAACTGTTCTCATATAGTGATATACTCTTTTAAATCAGATTGCACACGGAATACAACCGCAGGATCAAAAACTTTTATCATTTTCTTTGCCTCGTTTTCTCTCATGATTTTTTCAAAAGCAGTTTCTACACTATTTCTGTTTTTAGAAGTAGGTCCAATTTCATAACCATCTTTATCAAAATACCTTACAATTGTTTTATTTGCATTCTCTATAGAACCATACTCTCTGATAATTTCTTTATCTATTAATTCTTGTGGTTTGATCCAATCTGAGTACACATTATAAATGTCATTTAATATAAGAATGGTCCATGTATAATCATATGTTTCATAAAGTTCAAATGAAACTTCTTCTGGTCTTTTCTGATTTTCTATCTCATAATCAATAATAGTTAAATTATTTCTACTGTTTTTTATGTAATCTAATAATTTAACACGAACAGTAATATCAACTATGTCAATTGATTGACTACCTACTCTATAAGTAGTTTTTGGAAATTCTTGAAAATAATACATGTGTTATAATATGTGAACTTTGTCTACGTCTTTGCGAGTGAACACTTTAGTTTCTTGTACAGCTAAACTTATTGAAGTTGATGTATAAAATTTTTCACCATCTTCTTCAAAAAAAGCCATTTCATTTTGATTTTGCACATCATTATGTGATATATCTAACTTCGTAATTACTGCTGGTAGAAATTTAAATTTTCCATAAATTGCATTATCTACATAAATTTCCATAAGTAATTTACTCGGATATTCGTAGTGATTATTATAGTTTACCGTAGCAGGTATACTACTATTTATTGTAGAAGGTAACGTATTTCTTTTAAAGACATTTTCAATTTTTCTCAAGTTTACTGCTTCTTCTTTTGATTTAGGATATAAATTCCAAGTAAAATAAAATAGTCTATATGACTGAGAACTACCTTGATAAAATGTTGTGGTATTGGGATTATAAGCCACACCTTCAGCATATGTACCTGCTTTTACTGCATTAAAATCAGTTCTTAACAATTCTGACATTGCTATACCTGATAAAGCATCACCCAAAGTACCTGTATCTACAGTATTTTGTAAAGCTTTTTTTAATCCATCAGTTGTAATTCCAAATTCATTTATATTTGCATATAACAGATTACCCAATACTCCAATATCTTCTGGACTATATGTCGCTGAAATAGATTCTACTAATAATCTTGGAGCAATAGGTAAATATAAAATAGGACTTATAATATCTTCTACTCTGCTTGTTTGCGAAAAAACTTCTCTTTGATTTTTTCTGGCTCTATGTTTATAAAAGGTTAATTTTAAATAATTTCTTTTATAAGAATCTCCCTTTTCTGAACGATTTAAATCCAGTGTACTTGGAAAAACAATAGCTTCTATATTATTCATTTAATTACTCCCAACATTATCTGCTGTAAAAAGCTTGTTCTCCATCATAATAACTGTGATTTCATATGACTGATGATAGTAGCCGTCATCACCTTTTATAAAAGTTTCTGTTTCAGAATTTACACCATAATATGCTGAGATATCACGAATAGAAAAGTAATGTGGAAAATCCATTAAATAGTTTATTTGATTGAAATTATCACCAATCTTTTCCATTATACTTATTTTAAATTGTTTAGGCAAAATAAAAGTTGAACTGAATAACTTATCTGCTATAGGTTCATTTGCTCTAGCAACATCTTTTGTTTCTTGTTGATCTTCAGGAGTTTCAAAAAATTCTTTCACTACTGTAGGAACGAGTGCTTCATATGCTTCTTCAAGATAATTCACATCAGAAAGCTCAGGCAAAGTGGCTTTTTGCAACTGTTTTATAATCTTTTCTAATTCTTTTGCATCTCTTTCGTTTTTAGGTGTGAGTTTCCATTCCAAAACAAATTCACGAACTCTACTAATTCCATCAAAAAGTAGTGTAAAATTCGGTGCTCTTGTATATCCGGCAGCTTGTGTTCCAATCTTGAAAAATATGTTTTCTGTTTTCATGACTTGTTGTTCAAGCCATGTGTTCAATGAATCTGCACTCATTTCAGCTATAGATGTTCCAAGTCCTGTAGTAACCTCAGAAATACTTTTTGCTCCAGATACAACGTTAGCTAGTGCATTCTTGACACTATCATATTTTTGAATGACATTTTCACCTAAAACCCCAAGTTCTCTTTTTGAATAATCTAATTGTAAGTCTTCTCGGAGTAACCCTTTTGGCAATGGTAAATATATAATATTATCTAACTTTAAAGACGGTCTGCTGTTAGAATTTTGTGGTAAAGCTTGGTCATAAACTTCTAATTTTAAAAAGAATTTTTGAAAATCTTCAACTTCAATTGGATATATGAAAGGAGACAAAAAATCCTCTTATGAAAAAAACTAATTATAGACAAGGAAAATTTTTTCCGAAAAATGAAGAAAAATATCGTGGAAACTCTCGTAATGTTATTTATCGTAGTTCTTGGGAAAAGAGAATTATGGCTTTCTTTGATGAGTCATCCAATGTAGAATGGTGGAATTCAGAAGGTCTAATCGTACCGTACTTCAATCCTATTGATAAAAAAGCACATTCTTATTTTCCAGATTTCATTTTCATGAATAAAAGCAAGCAGGTTTATATGGTTGAAGTTAAACCATATCGTGAAACTTTACCACCAACAAAAAAATTAAAAAATTATAAACATGCAGCGATTACTTATATAATCAATCAATCTAAATGGAAACAAGCAAAAGAATTTTGTGAAAAGCAAAATTGGAAATTTATTGTTTGGACAGAAAAGGAGATGAAAAAAATGGGAATCTAGTGAAGAAAAGTTAATATGTATTTGACATTTTAATTCACTTGTGATATAATATTACATCACCTTTGAATTTTACATATGGAGGATTATGGAACTACTTGAAATCAAACAATATATTTCTGAACTCAATTCTGATGTCTTCTTTTCTCACAATAAATATACATCTCTAATAGATTCTCCGACCGGCTCTGGTAAGACTGAACTAATTTTCAAGAGAGCAAAACAAGTTCCTAAAATTATTATTGCCTTTCCTTACACATCTCAAGTCATTCAACAACACAAACTTCATAAAAACTATCAATGTTTATATGATGATAAACAATATGATGAAAAGAAATCTAAGAAAATAATTTGTACATATGATAAACTTGTTTCACTAATCAACCACGATCTAGATCTAAATGATTATGAACTACATCTAGATGAGTGTCACAATCTGTATGTCTCTTCAAACTATAGAGACCGTGTGATGTATTATATCTCATCATCTATTCGCAATCGAATCTATAAGAAAATATTTTTATATTCAAGCACTTATGAAACAAGATATCTAAACAATTATCTTATCATTGATGAACATTTTAAAGTTGAGTGTACTGGTCAAGAGAATGATGATGTTACATGTATTCATCTTGAGAATAGCAAACAAGTCACAATGAATGAAGCAATACTATATTACTTTCAGCATAATGTGATGACTAATGAAAAGGTTTTGATTTATCGAAACAACAAGAGTGAAAACATTGCACTCGGTAAGGCACTAGAAGATTATGGTTTTGATGTGATTGTTGTAGATAGTGATAGTAAAAATGAAGGTGAAACAATTGAACTTCTACAGAATCAAAGACTTGCTCAATCTACAGATGTTCTCATCACCACCTCAATGCTCACGGAAGGTATCAACCTGCTGAACAATGATATCACTCAGATTCATTACATAGACAAAAATAAAAGTGCGGCCACGATACGCCAGTTCACCAGCAGAGCAAGAAATCGAAAACACAAAACATATGTCTGGTACAAGAAGGAAGAGAATTTAATTGTTAAAAAAGATATCTTTAACGAGTGGTATGATTTCAATGAAAACGCAAAAGTGCTAGAACGAAACTATAATTACATTGTACAAACAACTGAAGATAGAAATAGAGATAAGCACATCAATCATATTCTCAAGGCATCTACATTCTATGACCGAAGCTGGAGACAATATGGCTATCGCAATGTGAATGGAGAAATCAAGATTGATTACACTAGAGTTGCTAATTATTTTTATGAATTAGATGTTACAAATCAGAGTCACAATTCATATATTCTTGGTGAAGAATTGGAGAAGCATAATTTTAGTGTTCACTATATGAGCTACAGCATTTTGATTGATAAGGAAGATCAAGAGACATCAAAAGAACATTCTAGAACTGTGAAAGCGGAAAGAAAAGCCGAAAAGGTTTTGATTTTACAAGATTATATCGACAATGAGATTAATGTCAAGAAACGATTGGCAGAACTTTTGCGCAAGAAAAACAAAACAACTCTAGAGAATCGTGAAATCAAGATTGCTAGAGAATGGATTCAACTTGAAAAGGAGAATGTTAA